GATTTTTAATCTTTTTGGTAATTGGGCACGTATGGTGGGTATTCTTGAGAATGAAATGCCTGGTGCATGGGAGCAGATTAATGAGAAAGCAAAACCTGCCCCAGCTCCTGCACCTAAACCCAAGGCAGCACCAAAATCCGCCCCTAAGCCGAAAGCAGACCCGCTTGAAGCTTTGAGCAAAGCTGCAGACGCAGAGAAGAGTGAAGACTAATGGAAAAAATCTTTAATCTTACTTCTACCTTTAAGGCTTTGGATGAAGACGACTCTGGAGTCAGTATCTCTGGTTACGCAAGTACCAAAGATTTTGACCGCGCCGGAGATACCATTCTTCCAGAGGCTTGGGCTAAAGGTGGATTGAATAATTTTGAAAAGAATCCTATCATTCTATTCAATCATGACTACAATAAGCCAATCGGCCGCGCTACAGGACTAAAAGTCACTGAAAATGGGCTTGAAATGAAGGCTAAAATTTCAAAATCTGCGCCAGATAGTGTGGCACAACTTATTAAAGAAGGTATCCTTGGAGCTTTTTCTGTTGGTTTTCGAATCAAGGATGCTGATTACCTAGAGGAAACCAACGGACTAAAGATTAAGGATGCTGAGTTGTTTGAAGTATCAGTTGTATCGGTACCATGCAATCAAGCAGCAACTTTCTCTCTGGCGAAATCTTTTGACTCTATTGCTGAGTACGAAGATTTCAAAAAAACTTTCAAAAATAGTGTAGATCTAGCCGGTCAGTCTCTGGCTAAAGATGAAGATTCATTAGTAGCTAGTGACACACCGGATGGAACTGAAAAGTCAGTTCAAAAGGAGATAAAAATGTCGGAAGTAAATACTCCGGAAATCGACCTGGACGCTTTTGCTAAGAAGGTGGCAGAAGAGACTGCTGCTAAAATTGCAATCCGTCAGGCGGAAGAAAAAGCAGCCGCTGAAGCTAAAGCCAAAGCTGCTGAAGAAGAAGAAGTAGCCAAGGCTGCTAAGGAAGCTGAAGTTAAGACTGCTATTCAGACAGGCATTGAGTCTGGCACTGAAAAGCTCTTGGCTGACGTACAGAAAGAACTTAACGAGAGAAATTCCAGCATGGAAGAAACTCTTGCTAAGTACAAGCGCGAGCTTGAAGAAAAGTCTGACGAAATCGCTAAAATGCGTGAGTCCAAGCGTGTATTCGCTGACCGTGCCGAAAAGTCCGACATTACTAAGTGGGGCCAGGACTTCCTGACTGCTCACATGCTGGGTGTTATGACTCGTAAAGGCTGGGATACTTCCTTCGCCCGCGACCTTCAGGAAAAAGCAGGTATCAACTACGCTGCTAACGCTGCCGATATCGATCAGGAAGTTTCTTCTATGATTGAGAAGGAAATTATGAATGAGCTGAAAGTAGCTCGTTTGTTCCGCGAAATTCCTGTAAATGGTGGTGCTACTGTTCTGCCAATCCAGACTGATGCCGGTAAAGCTGCTTGGGCCGCTGACGCCACTTCAGGTAATCTGGAAAACCGTCCGCAGGTTACTGCTAACCAGTACAACGCCAAACAGGTTGTTCTGAATGCTTACCGTCTGGTATCAAGCACCTTCATGAACAATGATGTTGACGAGCAGGTTCTCATTAACTTGATGCCTATGCTGGTTGAGTCTGTTGCTCGTGCCCACGGCCGCGCTGTAGAAGACGTTATCATCAACGGTAACGGCACTATCTCTGGTCTGGACAACTATGCAACTGCATATGACCCAGGTACATTCTCCCTGGCCGCTAGCACTCGCTTGACTTCTGGCATGTTGTTGGGCGCTCGTGAAGCCATGGGTAAATACGGTCTGGCTCCTGCACAGATGGCTTACATTGTTAGCCAGCAGAGCTACTTTGACCTGTTGAATGATGCCAACTTCCAGACTCTGGATGAAGTTGGTTCTGACCTGGCAGCACGCGTTGTTGGTACTGTTGGTGCGGTTTACGGTTCTCCCGTTATCGTTTCCGAAGAGTTCCCATCAGAAGCCGCTGGTGCTCCAGCAGCTTTCGCATGCTACACTCGTAACTATGTAGTACCTCGTCTGCGCGGTGTAACCGTTGAGCAGGACTACGAAGTTATGAATCAGCGTCGTGTAATCGTCGCCTCTCAGTCTTTGGGTTTTGAAGAAATCATGGCTGGTGACGGTGCAGGTAACGAGCCTGTAATCAAGATCGACCACGAAGC